AACCTCTACCATGCTGATTCACAAATGGCTATCATGGCATCTGTTGGCTTTGCTTGGGCTGGGATGGTTATGGCGGCGAAGACACAGCTTAACTCTATCGGTATGGAGGATAGCGCACGTAAAGAGTATCTGGATAAACATCTAGAGACTGGTGCGCTGTTGAGTAAAGCTGCGATGTACACTCCGATCTTCGGTCTGTTTGGCGATATACCGAACATCGCTGGCGCTACCTTCGGGGATAAGACACGTGCAGTAAGTTTAGGCGGCTCTATCCCAGTACTTGCTTTCGGTAGTAACTTAGTAGGTGTAGGTAAGGATGCTGCTAGATCTGCTTTACCTAATACTGCGGATAAGGCATTCGATACACGAAAGGCTATCCTATCGGTAAATAATTCGCTCCCTGCTGTCTGGTTGGCGAATGCTTTAGATAGTAACTAACCCTATATACCGTGTGCAAGTATTGGCACGGTATTATAGAACATTTTTATTTCTTTCATATAAATAGGAGAACGTATGGCATATTCTCGTGTGACATATACATCTAATGGAGTGCTGACGGACTATGACATCACGTTCTCCTACCTAGATGCGTCATTAATTGCAGTAACTATCTACGATGCTGATGGTGTAAGTAACCCAACATCTATGGGATATACTTACTTAACCCCGACACGTATTCGACTTAATTCAGCACCTGCGGATCTGAAGAAGATCCGTATTTATAAGAACAACTCAGTAACTGTGCCTTATGTAGATTATACTGACGGAGCAGAGCTGACAGCACAGAACCTTGATGACAACAGTATAGCTTTGCTTGAGGTAGCTCAACGTGCTATTGATGACAGCGCAGATGCTTTAGCTGCCCTCTCTACAACCCAAGAAGCGGCAGCAGCATCGGCGGCAAGTGCAGCAGAAAGTGCAGCTAGTACCGCTGAAGCTGAGGCTATTAAACAGGAGATACTGCTACTGCAACCAGCAGATCTCCCGTTAGAGATAGTTAATGGTGGTACTGGGCAGATAACTAAAGATGCTGCATTTAAAGCATTAGCTCCTACATTAACAGGCGCACCTGATATTGATAAAGTTATAGGTACTAACGATGGTGTTAATTTCACTCTAGTACCTAAACCAGTAGCACCAGTAATTCCGGGTACTGGTGGAACTACACTCACAGGCTCAGTGACTTTAACAGCAGCAAGTCCTGCAAGTATGGTTGTAACTCCTGCAACTCCCGGACTTTATGCAACTCTACCAAATGCTACAACTCTGACTAAGGGCATGAGTCAGTTTGCTATCTACAATGCAGGTGAATATGACTACGGAGTTAAAGATTTTACTGGAGCGGTATTAGGTTGGGTACGTCCGCAAGTAGGTGGAGTATTAGGACTTGCAGATGGCGCTGCTGCTGCTGGTATCTGGAATCTTACTAATATCGAGAAGCTTGGGCTTACTGCGTTATTCAATAACCCAACAGTTACGGTGGCTGAGATTACTCCATTACGACCAATCACTATTGATGCAACGAGAGAGTTATTTTTATTCGGCTCATACAGTGCAATATATGGAGTTGTATTTGACTCCGCTAGTAATTCTTGGGGGTCTGCCGTATTGATTAGAGCGGTTGGGGTTACTTTATGTAACGCAATTGTAAGTGGTGTTAACCAAGTACTTGTCACCAGTTGCGATGGTGGCGGTACTAGCTTTCAGGCATGTACACTTACCATCACGGGTACTGCTATTGCAGTTAATTCAACAGCTTCCGCTGCTCTAGCTGACATCTGTAATGTCTTTGGAAACTTAGTAGCAGTAGGTACTTCTTTTGTACAAGGATACTCAAGAAACACATCTACTATAGGGATACGCGCACTTAGTATTACAGGTACTACAGTAACTATTGGTAACGAGTATGTACAGACCGCTGCTGGTGGTCTTGCCCCACTGTTGTTAGTAACAGGTTCAAACCTGCGGGTAGTTAGTGTTAGTAATTCGACGCTTTATTGCAGACCTTACACAGTAGCAGGAGTAGTTCTTACTACTGGGACAGAAGCTAGCATCGCTGTTAGCTTCGTTGACTCAAATACGGTACGCGCATTTGTAAATGGAAATGGTAACGTAGTAGTTGAAACAATTGCGGTTAATTCGCATAAGGTTCATATATTCAAGTTGACTGGGACTGTAGAGGCAATATCCACTGTTACGTTAGGTAGCTATGTTCCATTAACAATTGATAAGACTGGTTATACGATCATATCAGCAAGTAAGACACTGTTTGTTGGCGCTGTCGGCGGTACTATCTACTCTAGCATTGTTACTGATACTGCTGGAACTGCCAGTGTAGGAACTACTTTAGCTATCACAGGAGTTACCAATGATACCCCAGTACTATGTAGCACAAGTGTAGTCGGGAATCTGGCAAGAGTTACTAGCTATGTTCAGACACTAGTAACCTCTTGTATATTAAACTGCTCGGGGGTAACTCCTACCATTAACCGTGTTAATAAGGCAAAAACAACTGTTTTTGCCTACTACTCCGGAGTACCTACAGCATCACAAGATAAGTATGGGGTATTAAATGGAAAATCAATTTGTACTCCAAGTGCTGATTATTCAATGAATGCATCAACTTCAATTAAGATCACAGAAAAGTTTATATCGACTAACATAAATGTGCCATCAAGTGTAAATGCCTTTGTTAAAGGTAAATCAGACTCTATTTCATGGGATATATATACAGGGATTGGTACAGCAGGTATAACAATACAACGTATAGAGGCAGCAGCATGAAATCAATAATCTCACCCGCTGGAGCCTTTGGTGGTTTCACAGAAGTTAATACTCTTATAGATGCCTATGAAGCTGATGGGACTATCTATCCGTTTAATGTTATCGGTTCGCCTCATAGTATCGAGGAGTGGGTTCCTCAAGTAGTAGCACCAGTGATTGAAGTACCTCAGAAGATAACTAAGCGGCAGGCGTATTCTCAATTAGCTGTCTTAGGTAAGTTGGATCTGGTGTTACCTGCTCTACAGGCGATACCTGATCCTCTCCAGAGTAAGCTAGCTATTATAGAATTTCAGGAGTCAACTGAGTTCCATAGAGATAGACCTTTGATACTCACAATGGGAGCAGTCCTTGGGATTGATCTCGATCAGGCATTCATCGACGCTGAAAGGAATTTCCCGTGAATATTAAGCACGGCTTATACCAATTGTTCATCGCAATTGATCAGTTACTTAATGTACTAACTAGCCCGTTCTCTTCTGAGACTTGGGCTGATGAAACATTAAGTAGCCGTTGTGGGCGACTGAACCACAGATACCCGTATAAGGTGTTTGAAGTTGTAATAGATGTTCTATTCTACTGGCAGAGCTGGTCTATGGGGCATTGTGTACGTGCATATAAAGGCGAGTTGGCTAGATACCAATCACCGCCAAGTATGCGTAAGTAATACATTCCAATTAGCCCTTCACAAGAGGGCTAACTAGAGTTTATTATAGGAGGACTCATGCAACACCTAGCCAAAGATATAGCACCAGTAGCACCTTCAGTAGCCGTAGCAGGACTTACATTTTTCGGTGTAACCCTCGCGGATTGGGTGCTACTTGTCACATTGATTTATACAGTAACACAAGTTATTATAGCTTTGCCTAGATTATGGCTCACTTTACAAGGATTGATTAAATGGCTAAAGCAACGGAAGAAGTCTTAGGACAGTTACATGGGAAGTTAGCTAAGGCAATGATGGGCGCGTTAGAAGATGTAGTAGTTACGGATAGCGATACAGGAGAGGTACTTACTACTATCCCTTGTACGAATCCGTCTTTATTCACTGCTATTGCTAAGTTCCTGAAAGACAATGAAGTAACAATGCAGATCGAAGGCAACGAAGCTCTTGAACAACTCAAGCAACGTACCGAAGCTGCTCGTGCGCGGCGTAAGCTACCTGACGCTAATATCACTGATATAGCTGATGCTAAAGCAGCGAGGCGCTAATGGCTAGAGAGAATGCTGAGAGTGCCTTAGTACGTTGGGATATGTTACAACAGCTACAGGAAGAGTATAAGGAGTTCCTACCTTTCTTATGTGATGTAATGGATCTGTTAGGTTACTCTGTAACAGACATACAAGCAGACATAGCGCACTTCCTGCAATTCGGACCTCAGTACCGCATGATACAGGCACAACGAGGACAAGCTAAGACTACCATCACTGGCGCTTATGCTGTCTGGAGATTGATCCATGATCCAACACTACCTGTACTGATTCTATCAGCGGGTGGCACTATGGCATCTGAGGTTAGTATTCTGTGTATCCGTATCATCGAAGGTATGGATGTATTAGAATGTATGCGCCCCGATAAGAACAATGGAGATCGTAGCTCAACAGAAGCATATGATGTACATCACTCTTTGAAGGGCGTGAACAAGTCTCCATCCATTGCCTGCGTAGGTATTACAGGTAACATGCAAGGTAAGCGTAGTGGTCTATTGATCGCAGATGACATTGAATCATCAAAGAACTCACTTACTGCAACAGCTCGTGAAGCTCTTGTACATCTTACACGAGACTTCACATCCATCTGCTCTACTGGTGACATCATCTACTTAGGTACTCCGCAATCAGCAGAGTCTATTTACTTGACATTGCCTGCTCGTGGATTCACTGTACGGATTTGGACTGGTCGTTATCCTACTGTAGATCAGATGCATAAGTACGCTGGTTGTTTAGCTCCGCTTATCTTATCTCGGATTGCTGCTGACCCTTCGTTACAGACAGGGTACGGTATTGCTGGATTAGATGGTAAGGCATTAGACCCTATCATCTTAGACGAGGAAGCTCTCGTAAAGAAAGAACTAGATCAGACTCGCGCTTACTTCTCTTTACAGCACATGCTGTTGACAGACCTAGCCGATGAAGATCGCTACCCTCTGCGCCTTAAGAACTTAGTCTTCACAGAACTCAATGCTGATAAGGCTCCTGCTGAAGTAACGTGGCTGCCAAGACAGGATTTACTCCTGCCTATCCCCACGCAATCAAGTGCTTTTGGCAAAGAAGTGTACCGTGCTGCTTATGTATCTGAGGTATTACTACCTTACGCTACTAAGATCATGGTGATCGACCCTGCTGGCGGTGGTATCAACGGAGACGAGAACGGTTATGCTGTTCTTGGGTTCTTGCATGGTAATATCTTTGTGCTTGCTCTAGGCGGTGTCAAAGGAGGCTACGAAGCCTTACAGATGAATCAGTTGGCTAAGATCGCCCTTAAGTGGGAGGTTGATCGTATCGTACCAGAGAAGAACTATGGTAACGGTGCATTCGCTCGAATCTTCCAGCCGTATATGCGAGACATCTTTGAGGTAGCTAAGGTTAAGGTTCCGGGTATCGAAGAGATACATTCTGTTGGACGTAAGGAAGTACGTATATGTGACACACTAGAGCCTATCATGGGCAGACATCGGCTTATCTTTAATACAGATATTCTGGAGTCGGATAGTCGTGGTATGGAGTACGCTTCTATACAGAAGAAGAAAGTATATCAAGCGTTGCATCAGATAGCCTTTATGACTAGGACACCTGATGCTCTTACGCATGATGATAGGATTGATGCCTTATCTATCGGTGTAGCATTCTTCGCTGATCGTGTCTCTCAGGAGGCTAAAGACCAAGTGGAGAAGGCACAAGAAGCAGAAGTAATGAAGTGGATGAACGACCCGCTGGAACGTGGTCATAACTTAATGAGTCGCCATACAAAAGGCACTCGCAAACCAAGGAGCAATAATGTCTTTAGAAAACGCTAATTTCCCAGCCGACCATTTAGGTTACGGAGTCGAGGCACGTAAAGGATTAATCTCTCTTTACGGCAAAGCCTGTCAAAGCCGCGAAGCTGCTCAGATCTTGAAGGAGCTGCTGGCGTTCATGGTAGAGAAGATCGACGCGGAACTTGATAATGAATTGGCTTCGTATGAGAAGCGATACACGCCAGATACCCGTACAGATAAAGAGAAAGCTAAAGAGAACGCTAAGATTGAAGCGGCAGTTGCTGCTGAGATCAAAGCCTCTGCTGAGAAGCTGGCTGCGGAGAAGGCTGCTGAGTTATCTAAGAAGGCGGCAGAGAAAGAGCAGGGCGCTGATGAGGGCGCTGATGAGGACACCCCAGATCCGACTCCAGATCCCGCCCCAGCTATCGTGATGCAGAAGATCGTAGCTGCCCCAGCAAAGGTTAAATAATGCAGTACCCGCAATCCTATGATGTAGCGTGTAAGTTCACGTTACAGGTAGAAGGCGGGTATGTGTACGATCCTACTGATGCTGGCGGCGAGACTAACTTCGGTATTACCGATAAGTCTGACGGTAAGGTAGATCGTATGGTAGATATGGAACATAATGGCTTACGCCTGATACCGATAAAGCAGCTCACATCTACGGATGCAAAAGAGTATTACTTTCGTTGGTATTGGGTAGGGCTGTGTGAGAACCTGTCTGAGCCTGTAGCTGCCTTCTTATTCGACTGTAGTGTGAACCACGGTTACGCACGTGCAAAGCGTTGGTTATCTGAGTCAAGCAATCTAGAGGTCTTACTGCAACGCAGAGAGGCTTTCTACCATGATTGTGTAGCTCATAGACCAGCAAATATTAAATACTTGAATGGCTGGTTGAATCGCATTGATGCGTTCTGTAAGCAATTCAAACTTCCTTATAGGACAAAGAGATGAGTGGATTCAATCGAGGTGATAGTACTATCCAAGTAACTCCAAGCGCGTCGGCAAGCACGGTAACAACTGGTGTCTTCACAGGCAAAGGTAAAGATGCTGATGCTGTCTTTGTAGTGAACGCAACAAACGTGGCTGTGTTCGTTACTTTCCGTTTAGGTACAGCTAGTGTTACTTCTGCTGGCGATATGATTAAGGGCTATGTAGTACTGCCTAGTACCTCAGTAGCAGTAGGAAAGAACGTAAGTGCAGATACCATTGACATCATGACAGAGAATGCTACTCCTACGGGTAAAGTTCACTTTACTCCGGGGTTCATTCTAGAAGGGCACTAGATGACTACGCGATTTACTAGGTGTGGTTCAAGTATCACCATGCCTCCAAACGCAACTGCTAATACACCTACTAGGTTAGATACAACAGATGTAGGCTTTATCAAAGCTAATTCAGTCTATCTAGTGAATAATACGAACGGCTTAGTCTGGACTCGTGGTGGTTTTATTACTGCTCCGCTGCCCTCTCAAGCAGAAATGGAGCAGGGTGTTCCTTTGCTTCCCGGAGCGTCTATTGTGATCGGTAAGCCTGTAGGTACAGATTCTGCGTTCCTTATGCCGACTACCAACAACTCTACAGGTAAGTTCTTCCTTATGCCTGTACAACAGGAGTAAGTATGTATGTGATATTAATTAACGTACTTCTTGCTATCTTCACGAAGACACTTGAGCGCCCTCTGGCGTTCCTGTGTTTCAAGTTCTTGGATTACTTAGCGGCAGTTGTGCATAATGATCTAACAACTGAAGTAGTACAGGAGGCTCGTAAGGGCTACTACGGGGAGGATAAATGAATACTACCTTAGTGAAGTATCTAGGTATTGCGCTTATCTTGTCTGTGCTGTCAGGTGTGACGCTGTATTATAGAGGAGAGGCAGGGAAATCTCAGAGAGATCTTGCTGTAGCTAATGCTGCGCTTCTCTCTACTCAAAACATCATCGTATCTATGGATGCTGAGGCAAAGAAGGTAGAGACTGTTATTGAGTACAGAGATAAGCTAGTCGAACGTATCGTTGAAAGGAATGTGTACCGTGAACAGAAAGTTAATGTTGCCTTGGACGAAGCTCCTGACTGGGCTAGTACTCTTGTCCCTGCTGGTGTTCTTGCCAGCTTGCTCTACGCCGCAAGTACATCAGAAAGTAGTAAAGCAGAGTCAGCCCAAGACGCTGTTGAAGAAGTGCCCGACACCAAGTTCTAATGGTGTCAAGACTAATGCAGATCTCGTGCGTTATGTAGCTGACTTACAGCTTGCTCTCGATCTATGTAATGCAGATAAGTCTGCTAGTAGAGAGTACAGCAACTAAGTACAGGTGTAATCCCTTTGTAGTCCTTTGTATTATCTTGTAGTTCCTTTAATGTAGTATCTTATAGAAAGTAAATATTATGGCAAATCGTCGTTTACACCCAGAGCGTTTCCAATCATCTTATGCTCACTTAGTCGATCATCAAATGGCTGCTTCTGTTAATAGCACAGCTAAGCAACAGCTCGGTCAGATCATTGAAGTACCGGGCGGCTCTATGGGCAAGAATGGAGCAGTGCGTGTTCGAGTAGTAGGTACAGCAACTAACAATGCTAACGTCAAGACTATCACTTTAGACTTCGGTGCTTTGAGTGCAGCAGTAGCTGTTACATCAGCAGCAGCGTTCTCTTTAGAGTTCTACATCGGTAATAAGAATGACTTCTCCTTGCAGAACTTGCAGGGCGTTCATTTAGTAGGTACTACTGATTCTATTGCAGCGGCAGTAGCAGGTACAGTTAATACTGGCTCTGATGTCAACTTGACCTTGAGTGCTACTTTAGCTACAGGTACTGATGTAATTACTATCTTGCGCTATGAAGTAGAAGTGATCCCTAACGTGTAATAGTTAGGTTGTCCTAGAGTACTGAGGGAGTTA